TCACCCCCTCCGCCCCCTTAGGGGGAACGGTTTTTTTAGGATATTAGAGACGAATACCGCCACGTGATACGTAATAAGTTTTTTGCTTCTTACCACGCTTTTTGCCGTAGGAACGTCTTGACATTCTTTTGCGCATAGTTGTGTTTTTTAAAGGTGAATAATTATTTTAATAATTTCAGTAACTGAAATAGTGTAGAGCCTACTGCACCAGCTGCTCTAATTTTTTGAAATGCTTCCGCTTCAAATTTTTGGGTATCAACTTTATAACCGAGTAGTTCTTTTGTTACTTTAAGATTTTCGATTAATTGTGTGACCTGTGCTTTTTGTTGGTTTGTTAATTGTGTTTGAGCAAGGATTTGTTGTGTTTGTGCTCTTACTTTGGGCACTTCTAACTGCAATACTTTTCTTTTGTCTGCGGTAAGTTCTGTGTTTTGTAATTCTGTTCTGTATTTTGCGCCTGTAAGCAGTCCTTGTTGTTGAATGAGTTCCATTCTGTTTTGCTCTATAGCTTTTAAATACGATAAATCGTAGTTTTTCCAATCTGTTTCTGATTGTGCTTTTATTGTTTGAGCACTTATTAGCTTTTCCTGTGCCTGCATATTTTTTATGGTCTGCTCTTGTGCCTGAAGTTGTAAGGCTAAGAATGGGACGTTTGCTGCATTAGGATCTATTTGAGGCGCCTGTGCTTTTGGTGTGTCTACTGATGAAGACCTAACAGGTGGTGCTGTGTTTGTTTGTCCGTATATGAGGTGAGGAGATAGTCCAGCATCTTTAAATCTTTGCATCTGTGCTGCAGGGGAGTTGTACTGGTTCTGTCTGTTCCAGTCTGCTAATGCATCTGTGCGTTGTAAGTGATACATTTCGAGGGCATTCTTTTTGTTTTGCTGATTAGTTACTAATTGTGCTGCTGAAGATACCCCTTGTGCAATTAATGGTAGAAATGCTGCAAATGGTGTAGGAGGCATAATTTAACGTTTTTGTTTTTTTTTAAATGGGTTTTTGTATAGCTTATCTTTTAAGAATAGCTTCCAGAGTAATTTGTTTACTTCTTTTAATTCCTTTTTGTTTCTTGGAATTTTGTTTAACAAATTGTCTCTTTTTGTTTGTTTGTGTGTTTTGACTTTCATAAACTTTGTTTTTTCAGTTCATTCGCTTAGCGTCCGCTGCGCTCCCTTTTTGCTCATTCACTTATCAAATATAGGTTTATTCTGTCATTCCGCACTAATATATCAAGGTGATTAGTGCGAATCTGCCGCGCTTCGCTTGCCTTCTGTTACATCAGTAACGGCTTCGCCTGTTACTTCTGTAACAGGTTTTTTAGCTTTCTTATTAAGCTTTTCTTTAATTTGATTAAGTTCTTGCTTAGCTTGCTCTGCAAATGCTTGACGTTCTGATAAATCCAATGTTCTAACATCGGGCATTATATCGTCGATGTCAGCTTCCTGTTCAAATACAGGAATATTTGTAGGTACTGGTAAACCTCTTGCGTGCCTGTCTAGTATTTCCCTCATTGACAATGTCTGGTCAGGCACTGTCTCTGTAGGCATTGTAAACTCTTTGTACTTTTTGGGGAACTGGTCTCTGTTTAGATGATTTTTGACTTTCATAAAATTTTGCTTTTTGATTGATTGATTTTTAATTTTCTGTTTCCGTTAAAGTATTGCTCTTCTTTTACTTTTTGGTATTCTTCTCCGTACTGGATAATTTGCTTTTCCTTTTCCAAGTCTGCTTTTTGCTTCCAATAGTAAGCAGCTTGTTCTTTAAGTTCCTTTGAATAGATTTTCTCTTTATAATAACGTGGCATAGACGCTTTTTTTCCGCCCGGTAATGGTATATAAATACGTTCATTAGGCTTATCTAAATGCCACTTTATCATATTTTCCTTTAAATATGATAATCCTAAACCTTTAGACATTAAAGCAAATTCAGGGACTCTGTCATCGTTTTGATGTAATGGTATTCTCTTGGCTTTGCTTATGTATTTTAATGTATAGCCAACTGAAGCTGGTGTAAGTGTGCCGTAATGAATTTCTCCTAACTTGCGAAATTTTGCGTTTCTTTTGTCTATACAATCCGACCATGATTTTTCTATGTATTCAATCTTAGCGTTGAATAAAATAAGGTGGTAATGTGGTCTGTATGTTTTCCCGCCATATTCGCCAACTGCGTAATATGATATAGAATTTGGTTCTTTTTCGTGCCATTGCCTTAAACGTTTCATAAAGTTTTGTACGTGTTTTTTTTCCAACGTCATAAAACCCTTTTTCGTTATTGGAACATAACGGGTATCGTAAGTTAATGTTACGAAGATGCCGTTTCCGACATCTTCGTAATGATTCATTAACCTTACCGACCAGTGGCTTGCTCTTCTCATTTTGCAATTATAACATTTACCACAAGGGACTTGATGTCCCCCGTTCTCTTCTTTTAATGTAAAAGGGTTCATGCATATTGTACTCAAAATTGAGGATTTCCAAATTTTGGCATTGGACGCAGTGCAGATACCTTATTGAACACGTGACAATATAAGTAGTCTGTTTCGTCCTGTACTGCAAATATCCGTTCAGCGTCCTCTGGTGTACACTCAATAAACTCCTGACTAAGCGTCGGTAAATTGGTGAATATTCTGCCCAAATGCCAGAAATCTAATGTTCCCTTAAAATCGCCTGCTACACGTGAAGGGTTATACTTGTATTCCGCATAACGTGGAACATAGCCAAATGTATCTTCATCATTGGCAGTGTATGCGTATATTTCTTTATTCTTTACCTCTTGCTCACCAATATGAGCAAATGACGGCCAGAAATAATCGAGAGGGTCTGATTTCGTCCAATGACGTTGTATACCTTGTTGATAAGCAGTTTTTGGCATTATAGACATAACCCCAATAATATATCCGTGTTCTTCGCAGAAATATGAACCATAGTTACCAGAAGTAACAGAAATAGCGTGTCCTGCCATATTACCTTGTGGCAGCTCTCCGTCAATACCTGTGGTGTTCAATACTTCTGAAATAATAACGGGTGATTTTACCCCTGTAATGTATTCTGGACGTTGTAGACGTTTGTCGCTTGACTTTACTCCGAAGTGTGAAAGGATATTTTCAATATAACGTGTACCGCCCCTTGCGTTCTTTTCAAGCCATTCTTGTAATCTGAATGCTCTGCGTAGTTCGTTGATAGTTGTTGAACCTACTACATAGTTTCCGTTAGGGTCTATTACTGCGTCGTCATTTGCGCCCGGTCCTGCAGTTAATTTTGCCTGCATTACTCCGGCTGCATCTGTTGTTAAATCACCGGCTACTGCTAAACTTCCGTCTGTTTTATCCCTTACTAACATATCGTTGTAGGGTGCATCGATAAGCTCAACTTCACCCATAGGGATATCAACGGCAGCGCCTTTTTGTGCAAAAGGTAAACATGATGTGAAATAATCGTGTTCCCAAGCTCTATTTCTGATACCGCATAGTTCTAGATTTCTTGCCCAAGATACTGAAATAGGGTCTGCATTTAATCCGTCCTGTAATTTGTAATTTACTTCGTTGACCAAATTTTGGTCTCTGTAGTATTCATTGTATACAGCTTGATACGCTGCAAATGGGAAAGCGGATAATTGTACATTGCTTGCTCCATTTGGCATCTGTGGTATACCTAAATAGTCAGCAAGTTTTATAATAGGGTTATTGGTTGGAGAATTTCCGGGAGTGGTTAATGATGAGTTTATGTATGGTGCAACAATTCCGCTTGCAGGGTTTGTAATCCACTCTTCCCAATTTGACCATAGTATTCTGTTGGGTACAAAGAAATAATGCATTGTTACGTCCATTCTGTGCATTACTGGTGATACTAATGGGGCAAATCTGATAAGGCTTTCACAGGATAATTTAAACTGATCGCCCGGTACACATTCCTGTACCATAATAGGAGTGAGTTGCCCCATTTTTGATGTTAGCTTTACATCGTGTGACAAATCGAAACTATTTTTTTTCGGCTTTGTCAATTTGATTGAATTAAACAAGTTTTGTTTCATTGTTTTTGTTTTTAGTGATTAATTTTTGGGGGACTTTCACCCCCTCCGCCCCCTTAGGGGGAACGGTTTTTTTAGGATATTAGAGACGAATACCGCCACGTGATACGTAATAAGTTTTTTGCTTCTTACCACGCTTTTTGCCGTAGGAACGTCTTGACATTCT